GACCCAGCGGGTCGCCGGGTGCCGCCGGGTGCCGGGTTTGGCGCCGAGGGGGCGGGGGCGATTGTGACAGTTGCGCCTTTCGCGCAGGCGACCCCCCGATTTATGCGATTTTTGAAACGGCACAAGAAATTCCGTTTTCCGAGAATCGACCCCCTGAGATAAAAGGGCACTTTGTCACCACTTACCTAGATATGACCCAGCGGGTCAGGAAAGCAATATCCATTGGGTTCAACCGATAACTTTGCTCCCTGGTAACTCAATTCTTACAACTTCGTAAGATTGACTAGGTGTTTTCCCTATCTATCACCCAGTGGGTCAACCCGTGTTATGATGATCGGGAGTGCTTAGGAATTGCTTAATTTTTGAGCACTCGCACTGTAACCCGTAACTGTAAAAAGGATTGACCATGACTAAACCCGAAGCCCCCGCTATCCTGGCTGGACTCGTTGACCGCCTGGCCGAGATAAAAGCCCTGACCGCTGATCTGACCGCTGAAGCGGACACCATCAAGGAATTCCTCATCTCTTCGAACATGCCAGCGATTGACGGTACCTTGCATCGCGCCACTGTGTCATTGTTGGCCGGGCGTGAGCGGATCGACTGGGAAACAATCGCCCGTCGGTTTGACCCGTCGCACCAATTGATCACCGCCCACACTTCGCATGGTGACCCCTATCATGTGGTCCGCGTGAGCGCTCGCAAAGGGGGTAAATGATGCGGGTTCATCTTTCCCTTAAATCGGCCAATGTTAAGACTGGCCCGATACCCGTGAGCACCACTGAACGGGATTCGTGCCCCTCAGACTGCGCCATGCGGTCAGAGTGCTATGCCGCATCCGGGCCGCTCGCGCTGCACTGGGCAGCGGTCAGCGCCGGCACGCGCGGCACCGACTGGGGCCGGTTTTGTCAATCGATCGAAGCACTGCCCGAGGGTCAACTGTGGCGCCACAATCAAGCCGGGGATCTACCCCAGATAAACGGCACTGTTGATGCGGTCAAATTAGGTCAACTTGTAGCGGCAAACCGGGGTAAGCGGGGCTTTACTTATTCACACCATAGGGACCGGGCAAGCCTAGGCTGGATCAGACACGCCAACGAGTGGGGCTTTACCGTCAACCTAAGCGCCAATGATCTGCGCGATGCGGATACCCTGGCCGATACAGGGGCCGGGCCGGTGGTGGTGGTGCTGCCCAGCACACAATCGCAAAACACTGTAACCCCAGCGGGTCGCCGTGTAGTGGTTTGCCCAGCGACCCAGCGGGCTGATATCAGCTGTGCGACGTGCCAGCTGTGCCAGCGTCAGCGGGACACTATCGTAGGCTTTCCCGCTCATGGGTCGCGCCACCGGGTAATTAATCTGCGGCTTGCCGCTTAAAAGGGGGAAACCATGAAGAAAACATTCAAGATCGCACTGCCCGGGGGCGTGCAGTCGGACGATATCCCGTATCACCCGATTATTTTCATCCGGGGGTCCGATGTTTGGCGCCTAGCCTTGCACCGAGAACCAGTGCTCGCCGGCAAAGGTAATTGGATTGTGTCGGACCCGGTCAGCGGGTACCGGGTTTGCCGGGTGAGCGCCACTTACAAGGGTTTACCAGTCGCATCGCGTGATCTGACGGTCCCGCAGGCCCGGGCCGCTGCCCTGGCTGATTTGGACACCACTGTTGACCGCGTAGGACTCGAGCGCTTTACCCGGGTACTGAGCGAAGCACAAAAAGCAAAGGAAACCACCGTATGACCGACGAAGAATTGGAGCGGGCCGCGTATTCCCGGGGAGATCTGACCACTGCGGGCCTACTGGCCCGGATCGCTGATTTGCAGCGGGCATTAGGCGATGCCGTCGCAGAAATCGAATCGCTTGAGGAGGATCTGCGAATCGCTCGATTTGTAGACCGCTATGAGCGGGCTTATGGGGGCACCGATTGAGCGCCCTGGCCCTGATCGTCGGCGGGGCCGCAGTGCTGGCCCGGCTGATCCTGATCCTTTTATCCCTGATCTTTCGCAAATAACCCCGTAACCCCCGCCCCCGGTCAACCCCGGGGGCTTTCCAATTGGACCCTGATATGACCGATAAACAATTCTCTACTGATTTACTGGCCCTGATCGCCCGCCGGGGGCTTTCTGAAGCCCGGGCCGCTGATCTACTGGGCGTGCCGGTGTTTACCCTTCGAAAGTGGGCCGCAGGCCAGCGGGCGCCCAGTGCCTCAGCGGTCCGACTGCTGGGCGTGCTGGGCATGCTCGAAGCCCTGGCCCCCGCCCTGCTGGGCGCCCTCGAGCCGGCGCCCGGGCCAGCGGCCCCAGCGGCCGAGCCGGCGCCAGCCCCCACCGGGCGCAGGGGGAGGCCGCGCAAAACTTCGGACTAAGGCATCGAACCAGCGGTCAAGCCGATTAAGGCATCGAACCAGCGGTCAAGCCGATTAAGGCATCGAACCAGCCGATAGGCCAAATCGATCACTCCATCGACTCGGGGTCATACCCCTTGACCAGCTTGCGCTCGTACCCCTTGGCCGTGGCGTAGCGGTAGATGTAATCTGCGTGGCGCTGCTTGGCCTTGATCACCTTTTCCCGGTGATCACGGAACATGGTGGCGATGCTCGGGTTGATGGCCCACACTACATGGTGCTTGGTCATCTTCTCTTCGACCTGCATCGCCCAGCCGGCCTTCTCGAGGGTGTACATGGCATCGAGCACCATCTGGTCCTTCTGCCACTCGGTCTTGCCCTCCAGGCGCCGGCGGGCTGACCGTTTGAGGCTGCGTAGGTCCACCATCTGCGTCTCCCCGCTCACTTGGATGATGTAGTCGGTCATCCACTGGTCGAACGAGTCATCCAGCACCCCGGCAAGCTCGCCCAGGGCGTAACGGAACGCGGGGATGATGTACCCCTTGACCAGTGCCACCACGCGCTCCACGATGGCTGCATCCACGCTGGGGCTGAACGGGTTCTCCATGAGGTGCATCAACAAGATCAAGCGACCCGCAGTGCCCTCGAGCTTACCGAAGGCGGTCATGTACTCGCTTGAGGCGTTGAGCAGCCGCTCGTCCTGCTTGGCCCCCTCGTACCATGCCTGGAAATCCCGATAGGCGGTGTACGCCTCGGGCGATAACTTGTATGTCTGCGGGGGCAGGGCGTACACCAAGCGCAGCGTGTTCTCCCACGCTTGGGCACTCGTCATGTACTCGGGCACCGGGTTACCCAGGCGCGTCTTGCTGCTTCGCAGGATCGCTGGTATAAACCGCTGCAACAAGCCATCCGCTGCGAGAGAGGCCAAGTTTTGCTTAAAAACTGTGGGCTGGATGTTCCCGTAGATCGAAACGGCCAGATTCTCGCAGTGGATGGCCCCGGCCCCCACGCGGTCCATCTCGTAACGCTCACTCTCGTAGGACACCACCCACGCGGAGCGATCCTCCCCGCTGGTCTTGTCCGTCAGCTTCCTGATCCACGAGTTCATCTCATCGAGGTGGCACAGCAGCCCCCGGGGCCGCTCAGATGCCGAGCGCACGAGCTTCTGACTCGTGATGTCGCTGACCGTGATCTTCAGCGGCACGGGCTGCGGTGGCATCTCGGGCACCGCTGGGGGCTGGCCTCCGAGCAGGGCATCGGGGCTGGCGCTGAACTCGAGGAACGACTTCTTGGCGCTGGCGTACGCTGCCTCCTTGCCCTCCCAGTCCAGCAATTCCTTCTGATACCGTGGCCGGTCCTCTGCTTCGATGTCCTTGAGCGATGCCAGCATGGGGCGTGAGCCTGGGGACTTCTTGTCGGCTGGATCGCCCAGGGTCATGAGCCAAAGCACCGGGGGCACGCGAAAGCCTGGCATAAGCTCGAGCCTGATGCGGGCGTCAACCACCCCGCAGACAGCGCTCAACCCAGCGAACAAAGGGACCAAAGGGTCGCACCCGACGCTGTCGGAGATCTCCAGCGCCCGTGTTTGCAGAACCGACGGCCACAGGCCCATGTCCATCTCGGGCGGCGGTGGCCGCAGCCCCTGGAGCACATCAACCGGGGCCATCGGTGGGGTTTCCACCTTGCTGAACAACTGAGCCGCATCGGGCATGGGCCTGACCCAGCCGTGCTGCTTGGCAATGTGAAAGAGCGTACCCAGCTTGACCGCTGTGGCCTTGTCGTTACGAAAGCTCGCCCACTGGGTGATGATTCCCCGCTCGCCCGGGTACTTGGCTGCGGACTGGGCTGACCACTCGTTCCACAGTTGCAGCGCCTGCTCAAGCTGATCGGTCTGGGTACCAGCCCAGTGCAGCGCCATGCCCGCGTTGATCCACTCCTCGCGGGCGCAGTCGGCAGGGATGGCCTCGAGCGCCTGGCGTATCTCCTCCCACGAGGCGTCAACCTGCTCGCCCGTGGCGATGGTGCGCTCCTTGTCCTGCGCCAGCAGTTCCTGCCAGATGTCCAGCAGTTGCTGCGGGATCGTGGGCAGGCGCATCCAGTGGCCCAGCCCGGCCCAGTGGTAGGGCTGGCGTGTGTCGGGGTGGATTGATGGCGGCAGCACGTCCTGCACCGTCAACCCGTTGGCCGTGGCGCAGCGTAGCTCGTAGGCCGTCTGACTATTGACAATGATCTTCTTCGATGGTAGCGCCATGCCGAAGGGCATCTGATAGAGCAGCTTGCCGTGGCCCGGGCGACCGCTGTTGATCACCACCGCATCGGGGGCAGCGTAGAGCACGTCGAGGTCGATGCCCTGGGCTACCGTGGCGTCCCAGTTGTCGATGTCAAAGGCCATCGTGCCGCTGTACGCATGAGCCAGGCCGATGCCGTAGCCCTGGGGCAGTTGGGTCTGGTCCTTCAGGCACCGCTCTCGTTTGTTCCAGCCCACGGCAGCAGCGCCCGTCGGCCCCTTGGTGCCTGGGGGGATGGGCACAAGGCTCCAGCCGTGCCGGATGTACGCATCGACTGATGCAGGGTGTTGTTGCACTGACTGAACCGCTGTCATATACTCGGCCCGTTGGTGATTGCAGTTGCCGACCATTTCCTGTCTCCATCTCTTGCGCCCCGGCTAACCCCCGGGGCGTTTCTTTTTGCGCTTGTCATTTCCTGCTCCAAAAAATATTTTGCGTGACCTGTTGCACATCGTACAGCAACCGTGATACGATTTCAACATGCAACGGAGATTTTTCTGATGTCCACTCTCAAATCCTTTGACACGCACATGACTCTACGGGTCAACCAGCGTGTCCGCACCGCGTTCAATCGCAAGGCAGAGCGCTACGGGAAACCGTCCGATGTCTTGCGTGAACTCATCGAGGCTTTTCTTGATGATCGACTTGTAATCCAACCCAACCCCCGTAAGGAGTCACTGTATGTCCCTCGAATCCAAGATTGAAGCCCTCACCGCTGCTGTCATCGCCTTGACCGCGAAGCTAGAGTCCAACAATGTAGCAGCCCCTGCGCCGCAAGTCATCACCGCCGCAGCACCCGCTGCCCCTGTGACGCTGACTGTGCCTGCACCAGCCCCAGTGGCCGCTCCAGTGGTGGCGATGCCCGCGCCGCCCAGCTTCGCACCTGTAGCCCCTGCACCAGCCCCCGCCGGCGCCCCGTTCAGCGACCCCAAGGGGCTGATTGACTACGTCATGTCGTCCTACAAGGCGCTTGGCCCCCAAAAGGGTGCCCAGATCCAGACTGTCCTGACGGGCCTGGGCTACGGCAACATCAACGATGTCAAGCCCGAGCACTACGGCGCCCTGTTCGCTGGTGTTGAGGCACTGAAATGAACGGCGGGCCAGCGTTTCCATACGTTTGTGGCGAGAAATTTGACTACGGCACAGGCATGTCTCTGCGCGATTACTTCGCGGCCAAGGCGATGCAGACACTTTTGCTCGACGACAACTATGATTTTTCTGACCGCGACTTAATTGCACGAAAAGCCTATGCATTCGCTGACGCCATGCTGAAAGAGAGGGGTCAATGAGCAATTTTTTGTCCCTTGGTTTTGTGCTGTGGGTCGGTCTTGCGTGGTTGACTCATGTTGTGGTGTGCATCGGTTCTTCCAAATGGATTTTTCTTTTGGCCGGAGCCGTCTTTTTCCCCGTCGGATGTGTGCATGGCACCGGCGTGTGGTTGGGGGTATTTTGATGAGCACCCACGCTAACCTGTCACCCTCCAAGCGGCATCGCTGGGCCTTGTGCCCAGGCAGCGTGCGCGAGGAGGCCAAGTACCCCGATGACACCAGCGGGCCTGCTGCCATTGACGGCACCCACTCGCACACGCTGCTTGAGCACTGCATCGACGCTGGCCTGATTGACCCGACCACCCAGGTCGGTGAGGTCATGGCTGACGACGATGGCGAGTTCAAGGTAGACGCTGACCGCGCCGCCCGGGTCAAGACTGCCGTTGAGTACATCCGCGAGCGCTCGATGGGCGGGATGCTCAAGGTGATCTCCGAGGAGCGCGTGGACCCCAAGCATCTGCTGGGCCGCGATGACCTGTCGGGCACCGTGGACTGCCAGATCATCGGCCCTGACTGGATCGAGTTGATCGACTACAAAGACGGCATGGGCGTGGTGGAGGCCGAGGGCAACATGCAGCTTGAGCAGTACGCCTATGGTGTCCTGGCAGGCTACAAGCTGCCCGTCAACGGCAACTACCCGATCAGCACGATCCGCATGACCATCATCCAGCCCAAGCTGGCGCTCAAGGGCATGAAACCGATTACCTCGCATGAAGTTTCTGTGCGTGACTTATTGGCAAAAATGGGTACACTGGTGAGTCAAGCCGCTGCCACTGATCGACCAGACGCGCCGCTTGTACCGGGTGACAGTCAATGTAAATTTTGCAAAGCCAAAGGCTCCTGCGCCGCTCTTGCAAGTAACGTAATGAAGGAGGTCGGAATCATGTTCCCATCTATTGTCACATCCACTGACTCGGACATTTCAATCAGCACCGCCGACAGAGATCCATTTACGATGGATGACGCCCAGATCAGACAGATCATGGAGGCGGCACCGCTCATGCGTCAGCTACTCGAAGGCGTGGAGAAGGAAGCCCTGCGCCGGCTGGAGGCAGGTCAGTCCATCCCCGGCCTCAAGCTGGTCAACGGTCGCGGCTCTCGTGCCTGGGCGCTGCCCGAGGAGCAGATGGCTGAAAAGCTCATCAAGATGGGCATTCCCAAGGGCGCAATCTACGAGACGAAGCTGGTGACCCCGGCCAAGGCTGAGAAGCTGACCTGGGAGAAGCGCGATGGCACCAAGGTGCAACTGACTGACCGGCAACTCAAGACGATGGAGACTGATTACGTCGTCAAGATGGCCGGCAAGCTCACCGTCGTCCCCGAATCCGATGGCCGTCCAGCCGTCACACTGAATGCTGCGCCTTTGTTTGGCGCAGTTGAGTCCCTGTCCCTGCCCTCGTGGCTTTCTTAAACTGGAGTAACTGTAATGTCCGACATCATTTTTCTGTCTACCGTCCGTCTGTCTTTCCCCCACCTCGCTGAACCTCAGCGCCAGGTCAACGAGCAGACTGGCAAAGAGCGCATCTCGTACAACTGCGAGTTCATCATGCCGCAGGACCACGCTGGCTTCCAGCAGTTCATGCAGAAGTACGGCGCCCTAGCGCTGGACAAGTGGAAAGAACACGCCCAGACCGTCATGGGCATGATTCAAGGCGACCGCAAGACCCGCTGCTACGGTCGCGGTGAGGAGAAGGTCAACAAGAAGACCTTCCAGCCCTACGACGGCTACGCCGGCCATGTGTTCATCACTGCTGGCCGGGACTCCCAGCCGCAGATGATCCAGGCTGACGGTCAGCCCATCGACCCGACCAACACGATGGCCTACCAGCAGCTTGCTCGCAAGATGTACGGCGGTTGCCGGGTCAACGCTGCGGTCAAGCCTTGGCTGCAAGACAACAAGCATGGCCGTGGCATCCGCTGCGACCTGATCGCTGTTCAGTTTGCTGGTGATGATGTTGCATTCGGTGAAGGAGCCGTCGATGCGTCTAACTTATTCGGTGCGGTTGCGACTGCTCCGGCTGGAATGTTCGGTGCTGCGCCTCAAGGTGCGCCTGCGATGCCTGCTGCGCCGTTTCCTGCGGGCCTGCCGCCCTTCATGATGAGCCAGTAAGTTTTTGGGGCCGAAAGCGGATGCTGTGCCTTATCGGGAAAGCTGCCGGTGACCAGCGCCGTGATGGCGACAAGCACAGACGCAGCGAGTAGGCCCCACCCTACCGAGTAACCGTAATGAGTAACGACTATGTGTACGACATCGAAACCTACCCCAACGTCTTCACGCTGGCGGTGGAGCATTCACAAGCGCCGTTACGCTGGTCTTTTGAGATCAGCGACTGGCGCAACGACTCCCGCGACATCGTCGCGTTTCTCCAGTATCTCAAGGATACGAATGCCCGCATGGTCGGGTTCAATAACCTGGGGTTCGACTACCCCGTCCTGCATACGCTGATCCGCATGGGCCGCTCAGACGCGCCCACGCTGTATCAGAAGGCGATGTCGATCATCAACTCGCAAGACGAGGGTGACGGCAAGTGGGCGCACCAGATCAACCCGTCCGACCGCTTCGTGCCGCAGATCGACCTGTTCAAGATTCACCACTTCGACAACAAGGCCCGGGCCACCAGTCTGAAGGTATTGGAGTTCAACATGCGTAGCGACAACATCGAAGACCTGCCGTTCCCGGTGGGCACCACGCTGACGCAGGCCCAGGTGCCGGTGCTCAAGCGGTACAACGCGCACGATGTGGCGCAGACCAAGGCGTTCTACGAGCACACCTTCAGCATGCTCAAGTTCCGCGAGGAGCTTACGCACAAATACAGCCGCGACTTCATCAACCACAACGACACGAAGATCGGCAAAGACTACTTCGTCATGAAGCTCGAGGAGGCCGGTGTCGCCTGTTACGACTACGGCAGCAAGGGGCGCACGCCCCGGCAGACCAGGCGCCCGAGCATCGCACTCAAGGACGCCATCCTGCCTTGGATCGCGTTCGAGCAGCCCGAGTTCAACCGGGTGCTGGGCTGGCTCAAGGGGCAAGTGATCACGGAAACCAAGGGAGTCTTCAATGACCTTACCGCTACCATTGACGGCTTTACTTTTGTATTTGGTCTTGGTGGCATACACGGTTCAGTGGAGTCGGAGGTCATCGAGTCTGACGATGATCACATCATTGTTGATCTCGACGTTACTTCTTACTACCCTAATCTGGCTATCGTGAACGGGTTCCACCCAGCGCACCTGGGCAGCACCTTCGTCACGATCTACAAGCATCTGTTCGAGCAGCGCAAGCAGTACCCCAAGAAGTCCGCAGAGAGCGCGATGCTCAAGCTGGCGCTCAACGGGGTATACGGTGACAGCAACAACCAGTTCAGCGTGTTCTACGACCCGCTGTACACGATGACCATCACGCTCAACGGGCAACTGCTGCTGTGCCTGCTGGCCGAGGGGCTGATGCACATCCCCGGTCTGCGCCTGATCCAAGTAAACACCGACGGCCTGACCGTGCGGGTGCCCAGAGCCAACAAGTGGCTCGTGGACGTGGCCCGCGCAGCCTGGCAGACGCGCACCGGGTTGAACCTTGAGGAGGCGATCTACAAGCGTGTGTTCATCCGGGACGTGAACAACTACATCGGGCAGTACGAGGATGGCTCTGTCAAGCGCAAGGGCGCCTACGAGTACGACATGGAGTGGCACCAGAACGCCGGCGGGCTGGTGATCGCCAAGGTGGCTGAGAAGGTGCTGGTCGAGGGCGCTCCGATCCGGCAGACCGTGCAGCAGTGGCCCGACATCATGGACTTCATGCTGCGTACCAAGGTGCCCAGGTCGAGCTATCTTCAGTGGGGCGACGGCAGGGTGCAGAACACCTCGCGGTACTACATTGCCCAGGGTGGCAAGCCCCTGTTCAAGTGGATGCCGCCTTTGAAGGACAAGACCGAATGGCGCAAGATTGGCGTCGAGAGTGGCTGGGGCGTGCAGGTCTGCAACGACATCAAGGACGCCACGCTGCCCGTTGAGTTTGAGTACTACATCAGAGAAGTGGAGAAGCTATGTCTGGGTCTAGCTTGAGAGATTTGCAAACTAGGGTACTGGAAGCCAATGGACGTATTGAAGAGCGGTCCGCGTATGCCGACCCTCGAAAGTTCGTGGTGCAGTATGTGTTCACCAGGGAATCGCTGGAGCGGTTCATTGAACTGACCAAGCAGGAGCAGCAAGATGAGCAGTGAATTTACTGAAATGAGCATTGAAGAACTGAACGCTTTGAACAAGCAAGTTGCAGGCAGTCACTACAAAGATCTGCCGATCCAGCCCGTCGAGTACATCCATGCCAACGCGCTGGGCTACTTTGAGGGCAACGTGATCAAGTACGTCAGCCGCTGGCGCAAGAAGAACGGCATTGCCGATCTTGAGAAGGCCAAGCACTACATTGAGTTGTTGATCCAACTAGAGAACCGCAATGCTCGAAAAACAGATTGAGGCCAAGGTCTGCGACTACGCCAAAGAGCGCGGCCTGCTTGTGTACAAGTTCACCAGCCCTGCCCGGATGGCGGTGCCTGACCGCATGTTCATTCGGCCCGATGGCAAGGTCTTCTTCATCGAGTTCAAGCGCGAGGGCATGAAGCCCACGCCTGCTCAGGAGCGCGAGCATAACCGTATGCGGGGTCACGGGGTTCAGGTGTATGTCGTGGACGATGTGACCACAGGCAAGTGGGTAATCGACAGGTTCTGGGTGCCGCGTGCTGACTCCTGACCTGCTCCACGGCTACCAGCAAAAGGCTGTCAACTTCCAATGCACCCATCCACACTCGATGCTGTGGCTCGACATGGGCCTGGGCAAGACGGTCATCACGCTCACCAGCCTCGCGCATCTGCTACGCACGGGGTTCCTGCGGGGCGTGATCATCGTGGCCCCGATCCGCGTCATCCGGCTGGTGTGGCGGCAAGAGGCGGTGAAGTGGGAGCAGACCAAACACCTGAAGTTCAGCATGGTCACGGGCACCAAGGATCAGCGCACCCGGGCGCTGCTGCGACCCTCTGACGTGTACCTGATCAACTACGAAAACCTGGGCTGGCTGGCCGAGACACTCCAGACCTATTTCGTCAAGAAGGATCGCCCGCTGCCGTTCAACGGCATCATCTGGGATGAGATCAGCAAGATGAAGAACAGCGCGACCAATCGGGTCAAGGCGTTTCGCAAGATCGCGGACAAGTTCGACTGGACGACGGGCTTGACCGGGACGCCTGCCAGCAACGGCTACAAAGACCTCCACGGCCAGTTCCTCGTGGTGGACAGGGGTGAGCGCCTAGGCACCAGCAAGACGGCCTTCAGGACGCGGTTTTACAAGAAGGTGGGGCCGTACAAGGAGGTGCCCTACGAGGACACCGAGGACACGATCAAAAAGCTCATTGGCGACATTACCCTTGAGATGTCAGCGGAGGACTACAACCCGCTGCCCGACCTCATGGTCAACAACATCGAGATTGAGATGCCCGACGACCTGCGGGCCAAGTACGACAAGCTCGAGCGCGAGTTCTTCTTGGTGCTTGACAGCGGCAAGGAGATCGAAGCGTTCAACCAGGCGGCGCTGACCAACAAGTGCCTCCAGTTCTCCAACGGGGCCATGTACCCCATCGCCGGGATGCCGCTGTGGGAGCCGGTGCATGACCTCAAACTCGAGGCGCTTGAGGAGATCCTTGACGAGGCCCAGGGTAGTCCGGTGCTGTGCGCCTACGCCTACCGCTCAGACGCCCAACGCATCATGGACAAGTTCAAGCACCTCGACCCGATCAACCTGACCGAGTGCAAGAGCGAAGCGTCCCTGACCAACGCCATGCACCGCTGGAAGACGGGTGACTGCTCCCTGATGATCGGCCACCCGGCCAGCATGGGTCACGGCATTGACGGCCTTCAGAAGAACGGCCACATCCTCGTATGGTACGGGTTGAACTGGAGCCTAGACCTGTACGAGCAGTTCAACGCCCGGGTACGCCGGCAGGGCCAAGGGGTGCCCGTGATCTGCCACCGCATCTTGATGCAGGACACGCTGGACCAGGCGCAGGCGATGGCGCTTGACGAGAAGGCCACAACGCAGGCAGGGCTTCGTAACGCAGTTAAACAATACCGCTTGACAAAGGGTGCGTAACCCGTGATACACTGTGTCACACCAACCACCAAGGAGTAATCGTAATGCTGAAAGACACCGTTGAATTCGTCAAGTCACTGTACAAGACGCCCAGTGCCGAGGCGCTGGCGCTCAAGGAGTTGGAAGACTCCAGGCGCAGGCTGCTCGAGACACAATCGGCGCGGGAGTACTCGGACTCCATGTGCAAGTACTACGAGGCCAAGATCAAGCGCCTGACCAGTTACTTGCACAATGCCACGGAGGTGAAGTGATGACCTGGCCGTTCCCACCGTTCCCCAACCCGCTGGACAAGCCCGGTCAGCCGCCAATTAAGGAGCAATTCAAATGATTGAAGCAATGAAGCTGGCGCTGGAGGCGCTGGAAGCGTTCCTGCGTTTTGCCGCAATCCATCACGACGGCCCGGATACATCCGACAAGTACCTTGCCGAGGACTACGCTGTAGAAGGTTTTCGGAAGGCAAGGCAGGTGTTGCCTGCCCTCCGCACCGCCATCGAGGCGGCTGAGCAGCAGGAGCCTGCACCCGGTTATTGCAAGCACTGTAAGCAGTACACGATTGAGGAGTCGCTGCCAGCACAGTCAGCACCTGTGCAGGAGCCTGTGTCGTGGGCAGATGAGATCATTGAAGACCTACACGCTTGCTACAACACCGAGATGATCAAGGAGAACGACTCCGGAGATGCATTGATCCGACTCGATGCGGCAATTGCTTGTGTTGAAGAAGCCGCCATCAAGGCGGCAAAAGCGATCAGAGCAAGGGGGCATGCATGACTGATGAAAAACTACTGGGCTTGCTTGAAGATTACTACGCAACCAACATACAGGTCATCCAAGCGATGAGAGTGGCAAGGTGGCATTTTGAGTATAAGGATGACCAAGTGGCTTGGAAATACTTGTTCCTTTGGCGCGAGCTGATCGATGAGCGTGATGAGATATTTGCACGTTTGGGTAACAACTGCGGTCGGGCAGTTTTGCTTGCGTGGGGGTAAGCATGACGCGATGCACATTTAAACAGGGCCAGTACAACTGCGGCAGCTATGCTTTTAATCTCTGGCAAGAAGGGATTGATCAGGGCGAGTACTGTGACCATCACTACTGGCAAGATCAAGCGGAAAAAGCCCGTGCTGATGAGCGCGAGGCAATCCTGCAAATGAGCGCGGGAACATGGTTCAAGACGCAGGCTGAATACGACGCCGCTATCAGAGCAAGGGGGCAAGATCCTATGCCCCTGTTCGACGACTGGGGCAAAGACTGGAAATGAGGAAACTCAGCGTCACGCCGAATGAAGCCAAGCTGCTGGACGCCTTGTGCGAACTGGGGGAGACAGACTTAGTGGCACGGAAGACGGGCTTGACCGAAAGGACTACAGAGCAGTATCTTGGCCGGCTGATCAAAAAACTGGGTTATCCTAACCGACTGACCCTGGCGCTGGCTTGGGACAGACAAACAAGAGAGGGGTCATCTTGAATTGCTGTGACTACGCTAAGTGTTTGGACTCGGCCTCAACCGAGTCTAATCGACGCATCCAGCCTTTGCCGAACGTGGCGAAGGTGGGCAGGCTCTTGTAGTGAGCCTCACGCAGGTCGCAGAACTTCTCGATGAGTTCATCAGCGGGCATATCTGTTACAGCGGCCAATGTCTTGGGGCCAATCTGCCCGTCAACTGGAACGCCTACGGCTTGCTGGAGGAACTGAGCAGCCCGGCCAGGACCAGCATTAACGGCGCAATCAACAACGCACAGATCAACACCAGAAGGAAGCTCATCACCGCGAACGACATCCCAGTAGCGCTTCTTATACAGCGGCGCAACCATCTCAGGCGTGAGCGAGCGCATGTCGGCTTCGGTGGCAGCACCACCGGACCAATCTTCCCAGACACGTTTTGTCACTCCTAGGTTAGTCATGCCGCCAGGGTCGGCAGGATGGTTGACGTAACCACCCTCGTACTTGAGGATGTGCTTGAGCGCTTCTTCCCAATTGTGTTTCATTTTTTCGCCATCATTTCTGTTTTGGCTTGAGAGCCGGCAGACGAGCCAAAGTAGTAGGCAATGATACCCGTCCAAGCGGTGCCCAGCGACCCCAGCATCATCAAGATCGCCGGGTTGTTGCTGTCGACTTGATTGAAGAACATCATCACCACGATGCCAAAGAACCCGATGGTGACCGCGCTAGCCAGGATAGGCGGCATCATCGAGCGGGTGGTGGCCTGCATCTCGCGGGCGCTCTTGCGGTCGTCCACAGCCAGCTTCTCGAAGTTTAGCCCCAACTCCTGCGCCTGCTTGGCAAGCTCAATCTCGGCCAGCTTTAGCTGCGCCACTTGATCGGCGCTGAGCTTGTTGCTGGAGATCATGTCTTGGACCTTATCCTCGTCCACGCCGATGGCCTTGGAGATAGCCGACACGGCCATGCCGGCTAGCGGGCCACCCAGCGCGGTGGCGACGGTGGGCGCGATCTGTTTAAGCCAGTCCATGCTCACTCCTTCTTCGTGGTGACAACGTCATCACCCTTGCGAACAGTGACTTTGTCGCCTTCAACGTCAACGCGCATTGGCTGCTCAAGGCGGTCGAGCTTGTCAATCAATTGCTTCATGACCTCAAACTCGGGCTTCTCTTGTTTGGTGTTTGCGCCAGCGATGCCGTTGAGCATGGAGATGAGCGCGGTCAAAGCGGCGCCCAGCAAGCCCATGACAGCGGCGATCTTTTCATTCTCCAGCACAACGCTGGAGCCGACGCCGATCACGATGATCAAAGTGATGTAGAAGAGGCCGCTTTCACCAATCGCCTTACCGGCAACTTCTTTGGCTGTGCTCTGCGCTTGCAGTTTGCTCAGCTCAACTTTGGCCTGCTCTTTGATAAGCGCGAGTTCGTGGTTCAAGTCTTGGTCTGACATACTTACACCTTCAGCAGTTCCAGAGCCACGCCAGCAACAACGCCAGGCAGCGCGGTCGCTATGGCGTCCCAAACGTCAGGCTGACCTTCTTTGCGATACCACTGCTGGAACTCGTAGAAGACGCCGAACACAATGCCGCCGATGGCGACGGCCCAGCCCACGGATAGGAAGTGAACCGCACCAAAGACGATGGTCGAGCCAACGCCCATGCCTAGGTGCAGCAGTTTGTCTTTTGGAATCATTTGTCCACCTTGCCGTCGAGCTTGTCGAAGATGCGCCCCAGCATCAACTTGATGTCGGCCATGTCGGCGCGGTAGTCGTCGCGGGCGACGTAGTGCGACGGCATCTGGCGCACGTCAGCGTCGAGCCGGTCGATGGCCTGGTAGATGCGGTTGAGCGTCCAGCCCCCAAAGAACCCAGCGATGGCGACGGCGATGTTGAAGAGGATTTGATAGTCCATGATCAAGGGGCGAGATTGTTGGTCTTGTCACCACCGCGCAGGCGGTTGCGAATTGCTTCGCGGGTCTTCGGGCCTTGCGATTTGCCAGACACGTCGGGACGCGGCGCCCGCATATTCTCGTCCAACATGTCAGCCAAGTCCATCATGCGTTCGCGGTTAGCCATTGCGGCTTGACGTGCGCGCTCGTCTTTAGCGCGGGCGGCGATCTGCTCAAACGCAACGGCTTGTTCGCGCGCTTTGGCAATCTTAGACGCCACCCATTCGCGGTCTGCCATTTTGTTGGCGATCTGCTGCGGCGACAATTTGCCGAACACAACTTCGCCTTGCGCTACGGGCATACCTTCCAGCAAACTCTTACCCCACTGAATTTTTTCTTCAGCGGTCATCAAAAATGACTGACCGGCACGCATCTTTTCAGCGCCGGTGATTGCGGCTTTGCCAGTGGACTCTATGATTTCTGGCGTAGCGCCAGGCAAGCCTTGGCTTCCAGTGCGAAAACGCCCGGTGACTGGGTCAAAATCAAGAATAACTTCGCCGCTAGCCGGACGCCGCGCCGCAGCCTCGGCTGCTGCCTGTTGTGCTTCGGCCTGCTGGCCGAGCGTGCGAGACATGCCGGCAGCGCGCTGCTGTTCTGCACGCAGCGCGTTCATGGTGCCTTCTGCGCTAGGCGCAGGCAAAGCGCGAGCCAAGTCAGGCGCAACTGGAGTCACTTGCGGGGCATATTGCTCACCCATCATGACGAAGTTGGGCGGCGTAAATGCCTGCTGCGAGTAGTCGTAAGGCACCAACGCGTTGGGGCCGTAGCGCACTTCGCCTGGCGTCGTGCCCATCGGCACAGGCCGATAGTCGCGGGGCATAGCCACAGACCGCTGGTGTTCGGGCGACGCTATGCGTCGCGCCATCAGCGCAGACGCAATGTTCCCCGCCGCAGCGCCAGCGCCGCCGCCAACAATGGCGCCAGGCAGACCGAAAGGCGAGCCAACAAGCGCGCCTACGGTACCGCCGGCACTAGAGCGAGTGAGCTTTTCGCGCCATGTTGGCTCACGAACGACGCCGCCTTGCATGACTTCGGGGAAGTTAGCGGCTACGTTTGCCAACTGTTGCAACTTGCCAGACAGCGGCTTGCCTTCAGCGGCCAACCGCGCCAGTGCTTGCGGGTCAACCACGCCGGTTGCCAGATTGGTGGCGCGCTCGTAATCGTATGTACGCGCCAGCGCCGTGCGGGCGTTGCGGAAATCAGTTACCAACTTAGGGTCGGTGATGCTGTTTTCGATGGCCGTTTCTAACGCTCTAGCCACACCCATGCTGACATCGGCGCGGGCGATAGCGTCAGGCGAAGGAGGATTAACGCCGGCCGACTGCTGGTTGTAAATTGCTTGCGCGTCTCGCCGGCGCTGCCTAATGCTGTCAACAATCGTTTTGCCGTTGGCGCCGGCTTGAAGTTGCTGCTTAACCGTGTCAAGGAAGTTGTTGACAGCGGCGGCTTGCCCGGTGTCGCCAATCGTCGGCACAACGCGCAGGCTATCAATATCGGCCAACACCGCGTCATCTGCAACGATACGCGGTAAATCTCGCACTTTGTCATACGCGCCACTGATCTCAGGCCGCGCCCGCGATGTCTCAAACGCCTTGGCATCAAGCCGCGAAGTTTCAGGCAGGCCCAAATCTTCACGAGCAACTTTTGCTACTTGAGGCAAATTGATCTTAGAGAGATTGCCTTGCAGTCCGGCAGAGCCGACCGCCGCCGTTTTAAGGCGCGTGGTAGCGCTGGGCGCCGAAATAGATGGATCGAGAGCTAGGCCCAACGCCAAAGCATCTTTGGCCGCGTCAATGCGAGGCGCGTTTAGTTCGCTTTCTTTAACGCGCTGCTGCTGAACGCGCTGCTGCCGCGCTTGAATAGGCGCCTGAACAACTGGCGCAACTTGTTGGACTGCCGGACGCGCAAGCGTAGCAATGTCACCCATCATGTTCAGCGGTACGCCTTGCAAACCAGTAGCCGCCAAAGCGTTGCCAATCGCTTCAGTTTGCGCCTGCGCTGTGGGGCTAAGCGCCGGCTGGAAGAACTGCTGCACACGTCGGCCCGTAGCTTCGCCTGCCTGAATACCCGCTTGCGTGCCGTACTTGCCGCTGGTCAAGGTGCCGTAAATCTTGGCGGCCTCAACAACCGGCGCAGTGATCGCGCTTGTGCCAAGAGCAACCGCTGTCTCTACGGGCGCAAGCAGCCGTTCGGTAAACGACGCGGGTGTAGTCGGTGCTGGCGTTGCCGTAGGCGCGGGCACAGGGCCACCGTAGCCGGGGATCTGATCGGCGCGGGTGCCCGTGCGGCGAGGGCCAGGAATGTTCGCTGCTGTGGCTTGCAAGTACGCGTCAGGGTCAAACGCGGCTGGCGGTGCAGCGGGTTTTTGCGCCAAATACGCATCCGGGTCAAAAGCCATTATTGGACTCCCAAACGTGCCTTGATTTGCGCTGCCCGAGGATCTTTTGGATTGCTGTTTGCCCAGTCTAACGCTTGTTTGTCTTGGGGCGAAAGCTGCTTTGCAGCAGCAGGTGCCCCACCACCAGCGCCGCGTTGCGTGCGGTACTCATACGTTTCATCAAACGCATCTTGAATGGTAGTGTCTGTGATGTCGGCTTGATCTCTTAGCCGTTTCAAAGCATTTTTCATGCTGTCTAACGATTGTGAGCGCGCCAGCGAGGCTTTTAAGTTCTCAAACCTGTCGCCTTCTTTGTTAGACACGTTACCCACGCCTGCGCCGGTTTTAGACGCATTCCGAAGTTCTGTGATCCCTTGTATAAACGCAAGATTTTTTAGCTGATCAAGATCAGCCACGGCTTGCCGTGCAGCATCGGTTATGCCGGGGGTAATACCCCCAATCAAACCAGTAACCCCGTTTAGCCCGGCTTCATTTTCCAGCAGCCGGTCAATAGTTTGTCTAATAACCGACATGGTATTGCGAACCGTGCTAACAGCTTGTTTAGCCTGCGGAAACGCCGCTTCGCGTTTCTGGATGTCTTTTGGCGTCAGCCCCGGCGAGGCCGGTCCGCCAGGGATAGGCTCAAGATCGCCGGTAGGTGTGTAGCGATACCCAGCCGGCGCTTTTGCGCGAGACTCGCCGCCTGTTGCTGCTGACGCAGGGCGCACAGGCGATTGGCCAATTGCTTGCTCGGGAGTTACATAAACTGGCCGACCGTTGGGGCCTATAACTGCAACAGGCGCGCCCGGAGCGCGGGGCTGTGCAGGCGCGGTCTGCGCTTGTTTGAGCCTTGCAAGATTTTCGAGTGTAGGCTCAAGTCCAAGAGACTCCAGCAATGCAATTTCAGCAGGCTTGATTGGCTCTCTTGGCGGCGCGGGTGGCGTGACAAATCGGTTTTCGCTAGGCAGATAGATTGCGTTGCCGACTGTCTTGGGTAGTTGCGACTTCATCCACTCGCTCATGCCCATTGCTTCTTGCTGACGATACGTCTGGAACTGCACGGGATCGTCAGGCACTTCTGCAAGCGCTTGGTCAATCGTGCCGGCTTGCGACAGCACGGGCGCAAGATCAGGGTCAGCGTACTGCATTTTTACAATTTCACGCGCCGCTTCTGGCGTAGATGCACGCAGCAAACGGTCGCGGAACATACCGACGCGTTCAGCGCGGCGGGCGCGGACGCGGTTTTCCTCCGCCGCAGCCATTTCAGCGCGGGTGCGCTCCTGCCCAAGTCGAGCAGACTCCATCTCAACTTGCATCTTTTGCCGGTTCAGCGCGTTCATTTCCCGCTCTTGTGCCATCTTCTGTTGCGCCAACGCGTTTTGGGCAACCATTTGCTGCCCTTGCTCAAACCCTTCATAAAGGTTCATCGGGCCTTCGCGGCGTAAGACGTTGAAATTGACTGGCATAGTTCAGCCCTTAAAAGAATTGGCCGTAATCTTGGTTTCCGTAGGCAAGGCCGGTGCCAAAACCAGAGCTACCTAAACCTGTTTGGCTAAACGACGCCTGAGCAGAAGACGGATTTAGGTATTTGCTCAATGCGCTACCAACTTGTCCGTAAGCCGACGAGCGGGCCTGCTGAGCGGCCAACAAAGCATTAGCCGTTGTCTCACCTTGACCGGACATTACAGGCCCAGCGCCTGCGGCGTAGTTCTGCCCAGAACTTGTCATAGCGCCAGCCGCAGTCGGGCCGTAGCCAACAACGCCGGCAAGCGCATTACGACGCAATCCTTGCGTGTCGCGGAAACGGTTGTAAGCATTGCTAAATTCTTGAGACGCAACGTCTTGGCCGTAGCGTGTCAGCGCTTTGACAGTAGCGCCTGACATTAGGCCGCCACGCGCCGCCGCAGAGCGCTCCAAACCTTTCATGCCCTCAGACATGCGAAATGCGTAGCCGGGATCAGCCTGGTAGTCTGCGGGGGTAAACCCGCGCACCAATTCGCCGCCTTGTTGGATGCCGGCCAAATACCCCGGCAGCGCGTTAACACCAGCCTCGTAGAAAGGCTTTTGCCGAGCGACGCCTTCTTCGTACATTTGACGCCGCAGCGCCAGTTCATTAGCAGCGCCAGCGTTAGCGGCGTTGGCAGCGTCGCGAGCAGCGCCAGTTGCGCCTCCTCCGGTGGCTTCTTCAGCCGCGCCACCAAGCGATGCTCCTATCGCCATGCCGGCAGGGCCGCCTAAAAGAAAGCCTGCACCAGCACCAATTATTTGACCCCAGCCCATAGCCGTTCTCCTTACGTCACTTCGCGCCCGCTGACGCGCATGTTGATGGCGCTGGCAGTTCCAGCGATTGTACTGATGAAGTCGCCGATGCCAAGCACCTGGCCCACCAGTTCGGGGAAGGTGTAAACCTCGGACGCCTGCAAGGTCTTGGTCTTGGTGATCAAGTTCTGATTGCCCGCCGAGCCAGCCGCCGTGACGAGGTTGACGCTGATTGTCGCAGCGCTGGCGCTGTAGTTTGTCGCGGTGAACTTGTCGATGATGGTCGTCACGCCAGTTGCGGTGTACTGGGTGGTTTGAGTGTTCTCGACCGTTTTGGCCGGAACGAGGACTTTGACTGAAACGGTCATGGCTTACTCCAATTGCAAAGAGTTGTTAGACGAGTATTGCGTCATTATCCAACTTGTTCCATCGGAAACCAAGGTGGCGTTTGCCCCAGCTACGGCCTCCAAGATCGCCGTGGTGGCCGCACCGCCAGCCAGAGGCACCACGTTGCTCGACGCTGACACCAGCGTCTGAGCTTGGTAGTTCTGAAAGTACAGCACTCGCCCGGCGCTGATGCTGGCCGTTGGCAGCGTCGCGGTGCAGGATGACCCGGACTTGTTGTTGATAATCCAGACATTCGTAGCGGCCACCGAGAAGTCGGCGGTGTACGTTGCCGGGGCGCTGGACAGCGCAGCAATCGCTGCATTGATCGCGCCGGCATCAACGATGGGCTGAACTTGCAGCGCGTCAATCTGCTTTTGCAACTCGGCAACCTGCGACACCAACGCCGAGCAGCAGTCTGCCAACGTCGCTGCGTCGATCAACTTGACCAACTCATCGCTCAAGTCAAGTGCGGGCGGCAGCGTCTCCGCAAACTGCGCCAGCGTTTGCAGTTCTGCTTCAACAGACGCAATCGTTGACTCGGCGCTGAACGTAATGCCCGAGTCGTCAATGATCGCCGTGGCCGCGTTGTTGAGCGACAGGAAAAACAAGTACCAAGCCCGGCTGATCAGCCCCGTGCGAGGGTCAACTAGCGGCACCCGTGGGGGCGTAATGATTGGCGTGGTTGGGCTAAGCATTCGTTGGACTCAGAATCAACTCTGCGCCCATGATGCTGATCTTCACGGGGTCGGTGCCCGATAGCTCATAAACGCGGTCGCGCAGCTTCAGGGTCATGCCCATGCGCCGCCAGAATACCCGGCGGTAGTACTCGCCGATCTTGCCAATCTTTGCCCAGTGCTCGTTGGACCATGTGTGACCACCATCGTCTGACCAGCGCAGCATGACCTCGGGGTCGCTGCCTTGGCCCAAGTTCAAGCCAGTGCCGGCCTCAATGTCGAGTTGCAGGCTGTGCTGCGCGGTGCGCTTGAGGTTGTTGGCGCCAGTGGGCAGCGCCCGCCACGACCGCAGCCACTTCTGGATGCTGCCGTTGTCCGAGTAGTCTTCCAGATCAAAGGCGTAGATGTTGCCGTTCTCGTAGTCGCCGACGACCACCTTGTTGTTGAACGCCATCTGGCAGTTGCTGCGGTGCCGGGTGAACTCGCCGTTGTTCCAGCCAGCCCGCTCATGCCAGGCTTGGGTGGCGATGTCGTACACCCAGGTCGTGTTGGCCGTGGGGAAGATCAGCACATAGAAGCTGTGACCGTCTTGCTGGTAGGTGTACGCGACGGCGTCCGTCAAGTCGCTGTACTGCTGGATCTGCCACTCGACAGCGTGGGTGCTGATGCGCTGGCCGGTGTAGCCGTTGGCGCGGTAGACCATGCCTTGGCCCCGGCGGTCACGCCCGAGCCAGAACAGGCCGTTGTCCATCTTGGCAACCGAGAACGGGGCAGCGCAGCCCAACTCGTTGAACGCACCTTGGATGCGCTGGAGCGGGAAGTCGGTTGCGCCAGAGTCGTACCAGACTTCAATCGAGTTGGTGCCAAAGGCCCAGACTTCGCGGAAATTGGACGCCACGGCCACCAAACCGTCAGGTGAACCCTCGGTGCTGGCAAACTCCAGCGGGTCAATCGACGTGCCGTCCAGAAGCTGCGTGATCCACATCTTCTGGCTGTTCGGCTCGTTGAAGACGAAGTAGCCGTCCAGATAGCACACGGTCACCGCGCCGGGGAAGTCCGGGTCGGTGATGGCCCCAAAGGCGTTAGTCGTGTTGTTGTAGATGTAGCTCGGGCCATTGGCCGCGATGAACAACTGGGTGCCGTTGTCGGCCATGCTGACCGGGCCAGTGCCGGCCACGGTGCCGATGAGCGTAGCCGCGTAGCTGTTGTTGATCTTGTAGAGTTGTGTGCCCGACACCACGAAGCCAGTGCCGTCCTGCGGCGAGAAGGCCCACAGGCCACGGATCGGGCCGGTGCCGACGGTGTTGAGCAGTTGCAGGCCGGGGGCGCGATTCAGAAACGCCGGCTCCTTGCCCGCCTCCGGAACAATTTCCGGAAACAAGTTGACAAGTCTGTTGTCAGCAGCGTTTACCGACCGAGCAACATAACTTGATCCAAGTATGGGGCTTTTCATTTGGCCGCTTTCATGGTAAACTCAAAGTCATGATTACCGCTGACCATATCCAATCCATTCTTGACTACAACCCAGAGACTGGCAATTTTGTCTGGAAAAAACATCATCGCCGCCCCGATCTTATCGGTAAACGTGCCGGTAGCCCGACCAACACGGGGTATTGGGCAATTGCCATCAATAACCAAAAACGGCTGGCGCACAGACTTGCATGGCTGTACATGACCGGCGCTTTTCCATCGTTTCACATAGATCACCGAGATGGAAACAAACAAAACAACAAGTTCAGCAATCTTCGAGAAGTTTCTCGTTTTGGCAATTTGCAAAACATGAGGCACCCAACCAAAGCCAACAAAGCGGGGTTCCTTGGTGTCAGCGCCCACCAAGGAAAATGGAGAGTGCAGATTATGGCAAACGGCGAACGCATCCGCGAAAGCGGCTTTGACACGCCCGAGCAGGCGCATCAAAGATACTTGGAGCTTAAGCGGCTGTATCATTCCACCTGCACCATCTAATCAATAGTTCGACGTGTACACGTTAAAGCGCTGCCGCGTGGCGATCAGCGAGTACGGCATCGACATCACATCGTCCGGATTGTTGATGCGCTTGAGGTTGCGCTTGCTGTACATCGCAATGCGCTGCACCTGGGGGCTGGGCTCAACGCCGAACTCTGGCGCGATCTCGCAGGCCAAGTTGTAGGTAAACGCCCGCAGGTAGCCTGGCGGGAACAAAATCTGGGTGGACAGATTGGCCGGCTGCGTCAGTTCCTGGACGCTGATGAAGTGGAACTCCAGCAGCCGCGTCGGGCGCGGGTAGATGTAAATGTCGAAGTCCGGGTAGGTGTTGTTGACGAACATCACCTGCGGGTACGTCGAGGTCACGGTCTTGACCGCGATGCCGTCGTACTGCTGCTGGTTGATCAGCTTAATGCCGTACGACACGCCAGTGCCGGGGTCTTTGAAGTAGGTGGCGTCGTCCACCAGAATCGGGCGTACAGCAGTGCCGTTGAGCCGCACCAGCGAGCCGCTGGGGCCAAGGGTTGCGTTGATTGCGCCGACCGGCCAATTGCAAATCTGGTCGATGGTGGCAAAGACAGCCAACCGCTCGGTGTTCCACGAGTCGATCATCTGATTTAGCGCCATCAGGGAGTCCTGAGACACTGAGGCCGATGGCGTTTCGCCCTCGGCTAAGACGCCTAGCAGCCGCAACGCCCGGTTAATCTGTTCGCCTGCGGTGTAGGTCGCCATCTTACTCTCCTTCGTCGGGTGTCTCGACTTTGCTGCGCCGGCCGCGCCGTGCTACAGGCTCGGGGCTGGCTTCTTCAGCCGCTGGCTCGGGATTGTACCGCGACCAGCCATTTTGAACATCCGACTCGGCCTCTAGGTCCATCGTAGCGACTTTGGCCCCGTGGATGGGGTGGGTGAGATAGATTGCTGCCATGTGTGTAGAAACGGGGGCCGAAGCCCCCATTCGGTTTTACAGTACGTGGATCACAGCAAAGTTGATCACTACGGCCTCAGACAGTGAACCGCCCGAAATGTTGCGTAAGGTAATGCTGACTTGACCAGCAGACAAAGCATTGGCAAATACGTTGTATGAGCCAGGAGTAGCTTGCCCACCAGAAATGGTCAAAATCACCGCGTCGTTGGCGCTAATGGTGCTGTTGTTCAAAACGAACGTCGCATTGGTAGCGGTTGCCAACGATGCGTTGTTCATTGTGATGCGGCCAGCAGACTTGTCCAGCGTAACCGCCGTAGATTTGCTGGTTGCCTGCGTCACAGTACCTTGTGCGGCGGCGGTGTAGCCGATTTCGGTTGTAGCGTAAACAGTAGTGCCGACCACGGTTGATGGCGTTGTTGCACCGATTGCGCTGCCGTCAATTACTGCACCACTTACAGTGGTGCCAGAAGTCAATTCAGGGTCGCTAAACGCGACGCCTACAGGCTTGGTATTAGGCATGTTTTATCCTTTAAAAACGGGGGCCGGAGCCCCCATTATTTATATCAAGAACGCCGAGTAAGCTGCTTCGCCAGTACGCACGAAGCGGTAGGTGTGGGCACCGAAGCGTGGGACGGTCACCGAGCCGAAGATCGTGATACCAGTGCCCGTGGTGACAGGAACGGTAGACGATGATCCGGTGTTGTTGTTGTTGCAAATGGTCAGCTCAAAAGCGGAGTTAACCTTTGCGCTGGGGACAGCCGCGTCGAGCAACGCTGCGGTGGGCAGCGTCACGGTCAGCGTGGCATCGCTGCCTTTGTTGCACACAACCAGGCCAACAGCCACTTGAGCAGCGGTCAACGTAGTGTCGCCGGTCAAGGTTGCGGGAATAGTTTGTACGGTGAGTTGTGCCTCGGTCAGGTTACCGTCGCCGACTTGATAACCACCTGCGCCATTAGGGAGAGCCATGATGAAATCCTTTCAAAATAAATGTGTAGAAGGGGGCCGAAGCCCCCATTCAATCAGCCCCAGAGGCGAACGCCCATCTGAGGACGAATCACGCTGTAGCCGTACAGCACGTCAATACGGCAGGGCATACGGTCGTTGTTGATGTCGTACTGACGAACAACGCGCAGGCTGATGCCGTTATGGACAGCGCGAGCGGCCATGTCCACACCTTGCGGCAGGAGCAGGTCGGCGGTGGCGAAGGTGATCGCATCCTTGTGGTACACCAAGTTCTGAGCGTACTGGCTGGAAGCCGCACCCACGAACACCACGGCTTTGCCGTTTTGCGGCAGAACGTCCACGGTAGCCAGGGCATGGTTAGCCGAGTACATCGGAGCCACGGTGATGTTGCCCGCGCCAGCGCCTGACAGGGTTACGTCAGCCACAGCCACAAACTGGAACAGCGAGCCAGTGGACTCACGGGTTTGCGGATTCACAGCGAAGCAGTCAGCAACGGTAAACACATCGCCGATCTTGATGGTAGCTGCCGCGCCAGCGCCGGTGATGGCAATGGTCGTAGCACCTTCAGCAGTCACAGCAGCGGACAAGGTGCCGCCAGTAGCGGTACGCGAGCCGGTGGTGAACTGCTTGATCGACTGAGACATGTTGATCTCGTCAAAGCCCAACACGCCCATGCCCATCATGCCGTTCTTGAACTGCTTGCTGATGGTGTCGGTGGGGTTGAAGAGACCCTTCATGCCTTCGACCAAACCAGCGTTAGCAGCCGGGTTGACGGTGGCGTAGCGAGGCGACATCACAGCAGCGTTCTCGTTGAGTTTCTGCTGAGCTTGCAGCAGAACCAGCGAGGTGGCGGGAGTGGTGCCAGGGGTGCCAACGGTGTTGCCGATGTACTTGTAGCTGTTTGCCACGTCAGCGTCGATGCTGGAGGCCAACTGGCTGATACGAGGCTTCAGAACACGCTCTGCAAAGTCGTCCAACTGCATGGTCAGTTCGGCAGACGTGAAGTTCACGCCAATGTGCTTTTGCGAAGACACAGTCAGGGTGGTGAACTGCTCGTTGTCGTCCTGCACTTGCAGGGCGGCGCCGTCGGTGACCAGAGCGCGGTCAGGCAGACGGATACGCAGGGTCGAACCAATCTTGGCACCTTCAACAGCAAAGCTGTCGTCGTACTGGCGATTCACGTTACGGGTGAGCACCAGGTTGTTCTCGAGGATTTCGAGAGCCTTCCGGGTGATCATGTCAATGGTAAGAATGCTATTAGCCATTTCGGCGGTCCTTTCAAAGTTTTAGCGGTTCATTTGTGCTTGCAGCTTCTTCATCTGCCGAGCACGTTCAGCTTCAATCCACTGCGAATCAGTCATGGTCTTCGTCGAGCGAGGATCAGTCGTGTCGTAGGACGGGCTTCCACTGGTGCGTGCGGTAACAGGCGAAATAGGCGTAGGCGCAGACGTAGTCGGTTTCACAAGAGGATTGGAGCCAAGTTTGGCTTCAATCTTCCCAATCTCTCGGGCCTGCAAAAGAGGTGCCAAGCGGGAAATGCGATCAGCTTCCTTCGGGTTTGTTCCCAGCCAGTAGGCTAGGTCCGGCCCCATGTCGGACGCCTTGATTGTCTCGGCCATCACGTCAGTGACTCGAAGCTGCGGGTTGTAGGCGACTTGTTCAAAGTCGTCGTACTTGGCCCTGGCCTCTTCCTCACGGTCGTGGTATGCGTCGTTAATCTCAGCCTGCTGCCGTTGGAAATCTCGCTGCGCGATCAGTTCTTCAGCCTTTTTGACGGCCAGCGCTTCCGCGTAGGCATCAGGGGACTCGAAATGCTCGATAGGCGGGACTTCTCTTGGCGCTTGCGGTTGGGCAAGTTTAGCCTGCTGCTCACGTTCCCATTTGCGCTGCTCTCTAGCAAGGCGCTTGCTGATCATCGCATCGATCTCAGCCTGAGAAAATTTCTTCTCCTCGGGCGTTTGCTCGGGTTGACTCTCAGCTACTTCCGGCGCGTTTTGTGCAGTGTCCGTGGTGGCCGTCACCTCGGCTGCTGGCGCGGATTCAACTTCCGCTAAGGCTTGGACTTCTTCAGTCATTTCTTGTTCCATTGGAACCCCGGTCTACTGGGCCGGTACAGTTCTCAGATTATGCGCTAAGAAGGCGCTTGTCAAGCAACTATTCTATGCTGTCAAGCTGTTGTTCTGTTGGTTTGGGAATGGTGGGGTGTTTCCAATCTGCAATGTAATCGTCTTTTCCATCCGCATCATTTTGCAGTGTGATAACGGTAAAAAAATCAATATTTTCAAGATCGGGATACAAACTTTTAATTTTGTCGAAAAGGTTCATCATGCACCTCGCACAAATGAAGCTGAGAACACGCACAGACCGGCGACCAAATCGGTTGAGCCGCCAGAAATCTGAATGGCGTACATTTCCAAATAATCGGTTGTACCATTCATATATACAAGGTCTGACAAAGAAACAGTTCCGTTCAATGCAGCAATTTGATAACCGCCTACGTTATATGTTGTGCCAGACCCGTTTTTGTACAAACGCACGGCTGCCGGAAAATTTGGAGTGTTGATCTGAGCCAGAAGATTTACTTGATAGTAACCCGCAACAGTCGGTGTAAATGTGCTACTTGCAAAGTTGCTGTTGGTGTCAAAAGTTTCAGTACCAAGAGTTACTTTTGTCCATGCACCATTGTTGATGTTTTGATTAGACGCGCTCTCTGCCCTAAAAGCAGGACCATACGACGTAAAAGCTGACACAGCCACTTTTTTGGTTGTGCTGCTTTGCACAATTGGCACTAACTCTGTCCCTGCTAAGGGTGTTGTCGCCGAAGTTAGTTGTGAAATTTTTAAGTCAGCCATGTGGGACTCCAGATTAAAGTTTTGACTTCAGCTCGACCAATTCTTGGGAAAGCTGCTGCACTGCTTTGATAAGTGGTGCAATTAGTTCTTCGTAGCCAAGAGACAAAACGTCTTCGCCGCCCTTAACGCTGTGGTCTTGGTATCCACCAAAATCCACGCCAGCGGCGTCGCACGCAGCCTTAACTTCTTGTGCGATCAGGCCGTGATGAAAACGGTTACGTTTGCGGCTACCGTCTTGCGGAAATTCAACAACATTTCCTTCAGAATCAATTTCGCGGTATGCGTCACGATAATCCCATTTGAAGTCCACTGGACGCAAAGACAAAATAAACTCCAGCCCCAAAACAGTGGGCCGAACATCTGCTTTATCGCGGTTGTCAGAACGATTTTGGACGGCGCCGTAGGCATAAGTGGTAGTGCGAGAGTCTCCAAGCTGGACTTGATTGTTGCCAGTCACATCGGTCGCGTACCCAACTAACGTGCAGTTTGTATAAGCGTTTACCGTTATGTTTCCCGCGCTTGTGCCAAGAAAAGTATTTTCATTGCCGGCCATTTTTACGCCGGCTTGGGAACCAAAAGCAGATGCGTATAGACCAGCGGCTTTGGACAGATATCCGACCGCAGTCGATTGCTCTACGCCGCTAGCAACGCTAGCCGAGCCAATTGCCGTATTTTTTCCGTTTGTGCCAAGTTGAGCATCGGCGTTGGCACCGAGCGCGGTGTTGTCGTTACCTTGTGCTTTAGCCAAATAGCCGACAGCCACAGCACTGGCTGCAACAGCGCCGTCGTTTCCAATTTTTGCTTGGAAGCCAACAGCGGTTCCATTGTCGCCGTACACCTTGGATTCGCTACCAATGCTGGTCGTGCCAACGTAGTTGTACAGAATGTTTACGTCTGAATTTAAGTAGCCCGCAAGTGCGCCAACAAGAGTATTGCTGCCGCCCGTGTGGGCCATACCAGCTTGATCACCAACAAACGTGTTGCCGCTGGCCGTCTTAGCTTGATAGCCAGTTTGCCAGCCCAAATACGTATTGCCAGAGCCAGAAACATTACCTAAGCCTGAATGATACCCAACGCCAGTGTTTCGCGATCCCCCTGCCGTAGCAGCAAAACTCTTGAAACCTAAGCCAGTGTTCTGTTCTCCGTTGCTCAAATACTTAAGCGCCGAGTAGCCAACAGCAGTGTTTCTTGAGCTTGTGCTGTATTGCAGTGTAAAAGTGCCAAGGGCAGTGTTCTCAAGCCCTGTTTGATTGGTCGCCAATGCGCGTGCGCCAACAGCTACATTCCAAACACCAGCGTTTTGTATAAGCGCCATTGTTTGGCGGTCGCCAATTGAAATGTTTCCAGCGTTGTACCTGCCAAACTTAATGCCTTGCGGAATGCGAAGTTGAATGTCGTCAGTAGCCGCCCAAATTGTGTTTGGTCGCCATTCGCTAGCAACTTCAATCAAACTTATGGAGTCAATTGAACCTGCCCACGCAGTGTTGCAGGCAATTTGAAAATTTACAGAGCCTGTATCGGATATTAGAAGAGCAAATTGATTTGATGTTGATCCAACAGCATACTGATACCCGCTTTCCAAATAGGAAGTACCGTTGACCAATATGTCAACTGTTCCAAACGTGGAGGTCGTCAATGTGACTGTCGCCAGATAAGTACGAAATGGCTTAACAACAATTGATTGAGTGGCTGTACCAACTGTTCCCGCAACATGAGTGATGGTATTCGCACTGTATGTAAAGTTAGAGAGCGTCCAACCAGTTGCGCTGCCTGTAAACGTGCCATTAGACAAAATTTCGTTTGTTCCAATGGTGGCTTCATTTGCTGTGTTGACGTTTACAAACCCGGCATTTAGCAAACCGTAGTCATAAGCAGACGCGCTTACAACGTTGACGCCGCCTGACTTCTTGTTTGATATAGCAGATGCAATCGCCGCTGTATCGTTAGTGACGCCGTTACCAACCGCACCAAAATCCGTAGGGCTAACGTATTGTGATAGTTTAGCCTCAACATTTGTTGTTACAGAATTAGCAAACGGTGCCGTATACGTTACTTGTTGGGCATCTACGTCATTAATGCCGCTTACATTATCGTAAGTTGCAATTAAAACGTCAGCAGAGTCTTTCAATAAAAACTTGTAAATAACACTTTGAGTCAGCCAAATTTCACCGCCGCTGGGCACGCGGCCAGCAGAATCCAGCACAATTGGGTTTGTGTGCGCCACATTGCCTGCGCTAGTCGTATATGTAGCCGCAGGCGTGGTGGTGCCAGCCAAGTAGGTGAACAGCTTGCCGCCCGTCAGGACAGCGCCGGTGTTGGTGAAGAACTGGGCCGCAACGCCGCCCACGGGGGAAAGATTGACGGCCATTTAGTTCACTCCAACAAAATGAGGCCACCGTCCTCTTGGACGAGGTTGTCACCGGACTCGGTGAGAAGGTTGCTCTGGGCCTGCTCGCTCCCGCGCCCGCCAAACAGCGAGATGATGCCGCCCAGCCCAAGGCCAACGGCGTTGCGAAAGGCTACACCGAAGCTCATTGCTTGTTGATGGGTTTGGCGTACGCAGTGCCGTCGGTGCTGCCGATCCGCAGCACGCTGACGCGCCAGGGGGCGCCAGTCGTGTTCAGCGGCACGACAAACGGGATGGGCGTGAAGGCAGGGATCGGGGTGCTGGCGCTGGTAGCCACGGCCCCCACGCCCACTTCAACGTAGCAGGATTGGTCGCACCACACCAGTACGCCTTGCGGGCCAGGGCCCCATGCGGTCGTGTTGCCCGCGCTAGCGCCGGCAGTTGCGGAGTAAGCGGGAAAATCCGCTTGGCTCATCGGGTTGAGGAGTTCCATCGTGTGTCCTTATGCCAGGAATTTGAGCTTGTACAGCGTTCGCAGATATATCTCGACGATATTATCAATCAACTGCTGCAATGTTGAGTCTTCTTTTTTCGCCACCTTGTAGCGCATCTCCTCGACCTCGGCCAGAGATGCCTCAAGAAACTCGGTGATGTTGGTCGTCTTCTTGGCCGAGTGTAAGGTGATGGGGCCAATCAGTCCGTGACGACCTTGGTACGTTTCGGCAAAGTCGTCAGCCGCGCCAATGATGCGGTCATAGAAGATGTTGAGCGCTTGGTGCTTGGAGTAGCTGCGCGTGTTCAGATGCACCGAGTGGGCCACATCTCGGGCCAAGAACAAGAGGCCCATGAAGTCTGCTGCGGTGCTCATTGCGGGACTCCTTCGGGTGGCATCTCAGGCACCTGCGCGTTCAGGTTGTTGCTCTCCATCGCAGCAGCCACGACGCCCATAGTAATGTCCTGAATCTGCTGCTCGGACATGCCGGCCTGCACCGCGCTGATGCGCTGCGTCTCGGCCTGGTACGCCTTGATCTCGGCCTCAAACTCCTTGATCGACAGGTCGCGGGCTTCCATTGACTTCTGCACGTTCTGAAGCATTCCGGCCATCTGCTGCATCTCTTGGTTCATGGCCTCCATCTGCTGCTTGGCCGCAGCCAGCGCCGGATTGTCCTCATCATCGCCAATGATTGCCGGGTCGATGACTTTGGCAAAGCGCTGCGACATCTCCTGTGCGCCCGGCCAGTCCATGTTCTTGATGAACAGGTCGCCGGCAACTTTCCACAGGTCTGGATTGCCTTGCAGCAGTTGGGCCATCGCCTCCAGCGACTCCTGACGCTTGGTGGCAAAGCCGGGCCCAGTGATGACCATCACGTCGTACTTGCCGACGCCGGGGTTGTAGATCTTCTCGACCACAATGCCACGCTCGTCGCGGATCTTCTTGACCGGCTCGGGCTGCATCGGGTTGATCTTGATCATCTTGGACTCGCCGTCCTCGCCGACGATCCGGGCGATGCGCTGCGTGTCGTAGATTTTCGGGATCAGATCGACCAACTGACGCCCAATGTAGCGGATGAACCGGGCGTAGTTGTCAACGTAGTGGTAGGTGCCGGTGTCCGACTCCCTTTGCCGGGCCAGGATGGCCCTGCCCGACCGCTCGTTGGACGTTTGGCCCAAGGCTGCGTTGTACTGCCCGGTGACCGACTTAATGTCGTCAGCAGCGCCCATTTTGGCCTGTATGAGGCCGGTCTGGGGTAGGGGCGGGGCTGCCCGCTGGGGCAGCGGCAAAACGGCGCCAGAGCCGTCTGTAACGTCTGGGTTGACCTCAAGGTAGGGCCAGTTTTGGGTGTTTGCAGTCTTCCACTGCATCTCGTAACCCTCGAACTGACCGCCGTAGCCGATGAACGGCGCCTTGGGGGCCAGCGCCAGCATCTCTGCCTCTTGGCTGGTCCAGTAGTTGTACATGCGCTGCGCGTCTTTGGCGTTACGCACGAGGCCGCTGACGTACAGCCGGCCCTCAACCTCAAACTCGTTGCCCACGCAGCGGATCACCGGGATGTGGGCGCCGGCCCAGTCAGAGCGCTCCAGCACCTCGTAGCCGTTGATTTTGAGCCACTTGACCTTCTTGCGGTCTGCCGGGCGTGAGCGCAGGGGCTTGCCAAACTGCGCCCGCATCATCTTGTCCTCGGGCGAACCTTGGAACGCGGTGACGTTGCCGGGGTACAGATTGAGCGTTTCCTTGGTGTTTTCGATGTAGAAATACTCGGCGATACGCACCGTGTTTTCGTTCATCCACTGGCTAAACCCTTGGTCGCCCACACCCAGCGTTTGCAGCGTGGTGATGGGCGCGGCGTCCGGGTACTGGCGTTCGTACTCGTCCTTGGGGATGTCCTCGGTAATGAAGCACCAGCGGGCGTCCGAGCCGCACGGGTCTTGAATCATCGGGTCCATGTAGACCGAGAAGCTGTTGCGAATACGCCCAATCTTGATGTCTTGATCGAACGTGTTGTCGTTGCAATACTCGGTCAAGATACGGGCGTAGCCCTCACCGTAGGACACCTGGTTCTCGCAGGCCGTGTCGTAGGCCACGTCGGCGTCCGAGATGTACTCGATGTGCCGGATCATGCCGTTGAAGACCTCGGCCACCTCAACATCAGCGCCGTCGTCTGCCGGGATGACCTTGGGCTGCGGCCTGTTCTGCCGCTGCTCGTTGGTCACCTGGTGGACGTGCTGCGGCAGCTTGTTGATTGTCAGGCACGGCCTGGCGTTGATCGTCTGACCCTGCACCGCGCCACGGGTCGCCAGCACGTCAGCCGGCCACTGCCAGTGGTTGTCGGGTGAGCCGGCGTAGAACCGCAGGTCGTCAAGCTCGTCCTCACGCGACTCAGACAACGCAGAAATCGCCATGTCGAGGCGGGATCTGGCCGTCGAGAGCACCTCAGAGTCGCTCTTGTCCTTGGCCGAGCCGCCCTCGCTGACCGCCCCAGCGGCGGCGATTCCTGTGTAGTCTTGAGGCATGATTACTTGATCTTGCTCAGAACCTTAGCCACCGTTGCCTTGACGTTGGTGCCCGACGGAATGGTGCCGTGACAGCCCATGCCCGGCATCTTGGAGTACGTCTCCTTATTG